CCTATGGCATTCTTTATACCATTGACGATACCTGTAATCACACTCACGATACCGTTCCAAATCGTGCTGGTAATATTCTTTATGCCATTCCAAACATTAGTAATAGCTGTCCTGATAGAATTAAATGCATTGCTGATACCACTTCTTAATCTATTAACAATACTCATTACTGAATTAACAATTCCGTTCCAAACATTAGTAGTTATACTTTTTATTGTGTTCCAAACAGTTTGGATTATTGTTTTAATTGCATTAATTGTTGCATTTATTATATTTTTGATACCTTCCCAAATTGACGATAAAGTATTTTTAATACCTTCCCAAATAGTGGTTGTGATATCTTTAATTGTGTTCCAAATTATACTAATAATTTCTTCGATTGATTCAAAATCACCAGCAGCTAAAGTTTTAATCATTTCCCAAATTCTAATTAAGACATCTGTGATTGTTTCCCAGACAATTGATGTTACTTCTTTAATTGTTTCCCACACAACCGTGATCACATCTTTGATAGCATTAAATATAGTGCTTGCTGCTTCTCTGATTAATTCCCAAATTGGAGTAATGAATTCAACTATAGAATTCCAAACTTCCAGAGTTACTTCTTTGATTGTTTCCCAAACTAATAGAGTAACTTCTTTGATACCTTCCCAGATTCCTGTAAAGAATTCTTTCAACCCTTCAAAGATTGGTGTTGCAAATTCAATTATGCTATTCCATATATTTGCTAACCCTTCAATAATGAACTCCCATACTATTAAAGTTATTTCTTTAATGCCTTCCCAGATTCCAGTAAAGAATTCTTTTAATCCTTCAAAGATTGGCACTACTATTTCAAGAATACCATTCCAAATTTCAGTTAACACAACAACAATTACATTCCAAACTGCTATTGTTATTGTTTTAACAACTTCCCAAATAGTTTCAAAGAAATTAGCTATACCCTCAAAGATTGGAGTCATAGTTTCAACAATTGAGTTCCAAGTTTCACTTAAGAATTCAGTGATACCACTCCAAACTTCTGAAATTTTTTCTGATATACTGTTCCAAATATCAGCTAAAAACTCTGCTATTGGAGTAAAAACTGCTCCAGCTTTTTCTTTGATCCACTCCCAGCTGTCTGCTAACCAAGCACTAATTTTATCCCAGTTCTTCCACAGGAGGACTATTGCGGCAATCAGTGCCATTATCCCAACTATTATCCAGGTGATTGGGTTCGCTAAGAGTGATGCATTAAACAGATTGCTCACTGTGGTTACTGTAGCCCATGCAGTCTTAAGTTTAGTAAATATCCCTATCATGGTTCCTATTGCTCCCACTACCTTACCTAAGATTACAAGAACTGGTCCAGCTGCTGCAACTATGCCCAGTATGGTGATAATCGTTCTTTGAGTACCTTCATCCAACCCAGCAAACCACTCTATCAAATTGCTTATCTTTTCTCCAAAGTCAGATAGAAGGGGGATTATTGTATCTCTCAACATAGGTGTTAATTGCTCTCCTATCTGTATCAGGATTCCTTCCATTTGAGACTTAAGGGCTCTGAACGCACCTGCTACGTTATCTTCCATGATTTCTGCCATCTCCTGTGAAGCTCCTTCAGAGTTGTACATTGCTTCTTCCAGTTCCTTGTATCTTTCAGAACCTGTTGCCAGCAAGATGTTCACACCTCTCATAGCTTCGGAACCGAATATTGCACTTAACGCTGCGTCTCTTTGTGCTGTGGTCATGCCTTTGGTAGCTTGTTCCACGTCAGCCATGATTGAACCTAAGTCTCTCATGGTACCGTCTGCATTATATATAGCAATGGACATATCCCCTACAGCAATAGTTCCATCTTTTGCTTTGTTCTTCATGTCTCTCAATATAGCATTAAATGTGGTTCCTGCCATACTTCCTTTAACACCGCTGTCAGCAAATATACCTAAGATAGCTGCAGTCTGTGCCAAGTCCATTCCTGCTGCATTTGCAGTGGAAGAAGCATATTTCATTGCTTCACCAAGTTGTTCAACATTGGTGTTGCTCTTGGAACTTGCTGCGGCAAATATATCTGCTGCCTCACCTGCTCTCTCTGCACTCATTTGGAAACCACTCATGGTGTCGGTAACAATATCTGCTGCAGTTGCCAAATCCATGCCTGCAGCTGCAGCAAGGTTCAACATGCCAGGAGTGGCACCTAATATCTGGTTAGTATCGTAACCTGCAAGTGCTAAATAAGTCATTGCATCTGCTGCTTCACTTGCAGAATATCTGGTGGTAGCACCAAGGTCTTTAGCTAAGTCCCTCAACCTTTCCAGGTCTTTACCAGTAGCACCACTGATAGCAGCAACCTGAGACATGCTGTCATCGAACTTGGCCACAGTTGCAACTGACGCTGTTGCAAGTCCTGCTAACGGTGCAGTTACATGGGTAGAAAGGGTTTTGCCTGCATTGGTCATAGCTTTGCCTGCATTTTTGAAACTCTTCTCAAGGTTCTTGGTAGCCTGCTCCCCTTGCTTACCTATATTGTTAAGAACATTGCTGGCTTGGTCTACTGCTCTAACAATTATTTCCATAACGTTGGACATTCATTCACCCCCTTCTTCTGGCTTCTACCATCTTTCTGAGAATATTGCTTTCTCCTTCCCCTCCCCCTCTTACAGCTTGTGTAGAAGTTGGAAGAGAAGGAGAAGCCTGTTCTTGCATCAAATGCATATAGTTAATCGCTTCAATAAAAAATTCTACTTGTGCTGGTGTCATATCCACTTGAGACTTTGCAAAAGGTATCCCTGCCAGGTGCAGTTGGACTATCCTTTGCCCTTCATCACTCCTGGCGAAAGTTACGTGCTTCTTCAGCACCCTCCTCTGTAACCCCAGAGATTTTGAAAATAAACTCTGCAATATCATCCACAACTCCAACTGGTCTTAGCTGTTTAACTTCCTCAACCGTCCATTGATTGTCAGGACTGGTGCTTAACCCCCAGGCAACAGCTTTAGCCTTTGCTTCAAATTCCATAAGTTGAATTTCCTTGGAGTCAATTTCCACCTGTAGGTTCTGCTGCATAGATTTAATGTCCAAGTTGCCACTTTTGTCAAAGGTAGGTTTGCCTTTAATTTTAGCTCCACTACTTCTCAATGCTTCTATTTCTGCCCATTCGCCTTCAGTTAAAGGTCTCACCTCTACCTCTCCACCCAGCTTATCAAAGTACTGGGTTCTTACTTGATTAGAACCTTTCAAAATGTCTGCTTTAGTTAGTTTTGCCATTAATCTTCACCTCCAACGTCGTCGACAATCGATACATACATATCTGTGGTTATTGGAGTAACGCCATCATTCAAAAACACACTACCCATATATACCTTGGCACTAATCTCCTGTACCAATTCATCTCTACCTGAAGGTTGAAGGTTTACACTCGTGTGAATGACTCTCGGTAGCTTGATTACCATGCCCTTACCTCCACCTGCATCAAAGCTGAACTCCAGGCTATATTCTTGAGAACCTGTCTCGCTTGGTCCAAGAGAACCTCCCCAGAACCTTTCAAGCTGGCTGGTATCCTCAAAGAACATACTGCTGGATAGTGTTACTTCCCTCTCTGCAGCCAATAGCTTTCTTGGGTATCTACTACCAATACTCCTTCCACTTGCTGCATCAATACCGTTGCTGATTGACAAGGTGAAGCTCTTCACCTGGGAGGAAATGTCACTATTATCCAAGTTCATGGTTACGTCATAGAACGCCAAAGGGTAATCTTCAGGTAGTAACAGTTCGTGTTGCTCCTTGAGAACTGCCTTGCTATCCTTCACTGCAACCAGTTCTGCTGTTGCCTGGCAGAAACTGTCCTCAACGGATATCTCCAGGCTGTTAATCTTACATCCAGTGAACACGTGTTCAAACAAGTCTTTACCTAACCTTGCTGTGAAGCTCGGAAGGTCGGTGTTATCACTGGCATAAATCTCATGCAGGTTATCCAGGTCGGTAAACACATACCCACCTAGTGTCCATTTCAGTAACCACCTGATAGTCTTAATATCAAACGCATACACAATGTTACCACTTGGGCTATAGAACCCAGGTCTGTGCATTCTTGCTCCCCTACCCATGCTGGACTCAAAGTCCAGGTGAGTGTCAGAAGGTGAGTCAAGAGAAGCACTTGCTATATCTACATGAAACTCTGCTTCTGCAGGCTCGGCAAACGTTGTCTCTTCTGCCAAACCCAAATACCTTAATATCTTTGCCATGTTAATTCACCTCCAAAATTTATGGTTCCAGGATTGTAAACAATACTTCGATTGTCGCTGCAGCACCAAACAAAGAACCTTGTTGATTGTTTGGTCCACCAGCTTCGAACTGTAGGCTCTTGGTATCCTGGACAAATTGCCTCAAGCCTAATGAACGGTCTTTCAAAATAACACTTCTCACTTTAGCAGCCAACTCTGTTGACTTCTTGTACCCTTCTTCTGGGTCATCTTCCTTCACGGTTACTACACATATTACAGGCAACCTCCATTGTTCTGCTAATGTTCGTGGAGACTCTTGTGCTCTGGCTACATCTGTAAAAACGAACACAGAAGGAGTCTCTGGCTTAGGTCGTGTCTTATCCCCACGGATAACCGTTTTAACCCCTTCCAGCAATCCCCCTTCCGTGACTTCAGTTTCGATTACTCCAACTATTGCATCCAGTATTTGGTTGATTGCTTCATCCAGTCTAATTCTGTATGGCATTATACACCCACCTCCCTCAAAGCTCTACTTATGAATTCATCTCGTCTCCCTTCAGCTTGCTCAATAGCACGGTCTGCATAAGGATTAGCTTGAGTTCCTGGATGCATAACCCTCTTTACTGGATGTTCAGCTCCCTTCCAATACAAAGCCTTTTTTCTCTTTGGCTTGATTTCATGTGGTGGAGTTCCTTCGTGGACAGCTAGTGCATATTCTACACCACTCCATATCCTATAAGTTAAGTCGTCCACCTGGTCAAGTTGGAATGAACCAGCCAGCCTACCGTGGTTTACAGGTGCCTCCTTACGGATATTGCCCCATACTTCGGTTGCTGTGTACTTGATAGCCAGGGAAATTGCCTGTCGTGCTTTCCTAATCAGTCTTTCAAAATCCTCTTGGCTCCACCCCTCTATCTTAATATCCACTGGTTCACACCTCCTTCTTGACTACCATCATGCCAAAGCTTGGCTTTCTAGGATATCTGGAAAGGTCTTTCTTTATTGCATCAGTAAACACTTGGTCATCTACCATCTGAATCTTATAATCATCCACCTGAACAATAGTGCTTTCCCTCCTGAAGGAAGCCTGGGCAATCACGTTAGCACACACTCTCATAGCAATATGGTTAATCCCAGGTGGCACTTCGGTACGCTTACCGTCTTCCACCTCCTGGTGGTAATTACGGTTTCGGTCTTGGTCAATGATATCCTTAATCTGCACCAACCAACCCTCTATTACTCTGTGGAGCCCTTCATAGCTTTCTAATCCAAGGTCTTGGGGTTGAACACCTGTATACTGTATCACCTCATCTGCACTGCTATAGAATTGTGGCATTCATATTACCCCCTTTCCTTGAACTCTTCATACAACTCCTCGTGTGTTTGTCTAACGTGTGCCATTAGTCCTTGTCTGCTCTTACCTACATAGTCCTCACAGTAAGGACATGCAAATTCTGGTTTATCAGGCTCCACAGAATGGTTTGTGTTGGGTTCTTCAACCTCCACCTGGGTATTATCCCTTGGTGAAACCACTGCTAAGTCTGTGTGTGCCTTGATTTCAGCCAACTGATATTTACTAACGATAACGGTTGTGGTCTTCAGAGGAGGAAAGAACCTTCCTCCCCTGAACACACCCTTATCGC